GCAAAGTATGCATGAGTGCTTCTTTTTTCATACGACTCATGTTGAATGGTTTTATCGGTAAATCGCTTATTTCTTTAAGCACTTGATTGAATGCCATAGCGAAGTTATTTGTTTCTAATTCTATTATGACAGGATTAAATCTAGCATTCAATTCTATGATTTTCTCTATCTGTTGATTAAAATTCATATTCTTTTCATGGTGGACATGAACTACCCGCTTATGCCTATTTTCATCCATTGCAATAACTAGCATACAGGTGTAGTCAGCCCTTCTATCTGCACTTATCGCAGGATCCCAACCAATGTAATAATTCAGTTCCTCTTCGGTTTCGGGATAATAAGATAACGCATATTCTTCATCTTTTGCTGCTTCAAGAACATCTTCAGGGAATAAACTTGAATCACTTGCTATTGGTTTGCATAGATACTCTCTTGTAAATGCAATAGATGTCATTTCACCCCTTCTAACATTCAACGCATCTAAAGACCATCTCTCAGGCCATAGTGGTTCTCCTGTTACTTCATTGATTGCAGGATATTCTCTTACACAATAACCATCAAGCCCTTTCAATTCTGAATATAAATCAGTAAACGAGAATGGAGTACCTACAACGCACATTTGAGCAGTATGGTGAAGAACAGGTAAAAGAGCAGTATAAAACCATGTAGATATAGCCTTTAATTGTGTATCTGCTTCACTAGATAGAATATCGTCTAATACCACTATGTCAGGGTGCGCCCCTCTCACCGCTTTACCGATAGACATAGCACGAATGGATGATTTGTTAGTCATGCGGAACAATTGTTTTGCCCATCCTCTTGCAGGTTTTAGATGCTGTAAAGCAGGGGTTGTCTCAATCAATTCATTCATTTTACCCATATGGTCTATTGACTGATGCTGACTGTGGCTAAAGAACAGCACTTCAGTATTAGGATTGTATGCCATTTTCCATAATAAATATACTCTAAAAAATACAGATTTGCCATGATCTCTACTTGCTATAACACATACTTTGTTATTACTTTCAGCGTTTTCAAACCATTCTTTATGGAAATGTGCTAATTGAAATCCGCATATATCTTCAAAAAAGAACTTGAAATCACGCTTTCCCATTTCCCAATCTATCTTACTTGTGAGGTCATTGATGCCTTCACTCATTTTTCCACCCCGTAGGTAACAAACTCATATTATCAACAACGGGGGTATCTGTATTCTTGAAAACCGATGAAGGCAGCAATGACAAATCATCCCCCTCATTTGTCTCAAAACCTTCGATTGCGTTTGGTTGTTCTTGTTTGATTAGGTCAATAGGAGGGGTAAATGCAGGTGGTGCAACAAAACCCTTTGGTCTTTCTTTCTTTATTGAAAAGGCAGACATATCATAGAATGGATTGGCAAACGGGTTCTCGACTATTGTTTGAATGCCTTTTTCAAAGAACTCGTGATCATTATCATATTCATCAGGCCAAGTATCAACTATATCTCCTTTATTATCTCTAAATAATTTTAATGCATCTTCATTGCCATCAAGAGCCAAACCATGTATTCTATCAAGAACAGATTTATCAGTAGTAGGTGTAATGTATTTTGGTAATGTTCTTTCACGAGCCGCTTTTATTTCTTCAGTTATAGTTTTAGGTTTATCGGGCATAACAACTTCGGGGTCTGCACCGCTTAAATCTGCAATCGGTATTTCTGCAACAACCTTTTCATTAGATTCGGGCAAATCAAATTCGGCATCCGGTACGTTTACCAAAAATGTATCAATTAATTCAGCAATGTTTTGCTCTCGTGTTGCTTCTCTTATCTTCTCCGCCCGATTTTCTTCAATTGCTTCCTCATAGCGTTTTGTATCCATTTCAAGATACTTCGGTTCATGATGTGCGTTTGGGTCAGGAGTATGTTCTTCATGCCCTGTTCCCAAGAGGGGCATTGCGGATATGCCATCATCTACTATCTCAGGTGGATTATATTTAGGTGCAGCATCAGATGTCATTCTATCAAGCATAGCATCGTGTCTTGATGATTTTCTTGGCTCATGTAATGGCATTCGCATTGGAATATTTCTTTGAACCGCAGGATCAAACCAATCAAAAACAGATTTTTCTAAACTCATTTCACCTTTGGAAAATTCCCAAGCAACATCAAAAGGGTCAGGAACGGGCAAACCTAATCGCCTCCGTTGAATCAATTTCACGATAATAAGATTGCTGCTTTTGTAAGGAATATAAATCGTGTATCTTTGATTCTAAATCATAACTGTTTCTAACTTGCTGCCCAGCCGCAATTGCTTCCATATTTTTTTGGCCTTGTCTTCTTTGATTCCGATTATACAACCCTCTTGCCGCACCGGACATACCAAATGTAAGCATATTTGACATCAATCCTGTACCAAAACCGCCTCTAGTATTCATTTTTGCTTCGGCGGCATCTACTGATTGCTGACCCAACTTTTTCTGTGCTTCTTGTTGGGCGTAATTAGTACCGGATGAGGTAGTGTCGGGAGAGGTAGTACCGGATGAGGTAGTGTCGGGAGAGGTAGTACCGGATGAGGTAGTGTCGGGAGAGGTAGTACCGGATGAGGTAGTGTCGGGTGTTGGGGGGTTGAAACTTTGATTTCTAGCCATAGTGCGACCTGTTTCATTTTGCATATCAAAATCTTCTCTATCTTCCCATGTTTGGTTTGCGGTCATACCTTCTCTTATTGCACCACCTGCGGTCATAGTATTCCACATACCCTTAGCCCCCCCTTCTTGACCTGTTAATTTCCCTGTTTCCATTACACCCGTTGCATAATTTTGTGCCATGTTTTTTGCATTATTTTTAATGCCTTGCCACATACCTTTTCCTTCGCTTCCTACGGGCATATATGCAGCCGAACCGTCATTAGGGTTTACATTTTTTTGAGTAGGGTCAGGAGGTTGTGTAGTTCCGCCCGGTGCATTTTGTTTACTTTGATTGTATTTATGATATGCATAATTTCCTATTCCGCCTGTTGCCATTCCTAATGAAGCGTGTGCGCCAAATTTTGCTGCACCTTTTGCTGCACCTTTTGCTGCACCTTTCATTCTATCCATCATACCCGGTTTTTGATTAACAAGTTGTTCGGGTTGGTTTACATTTGCCGAATCTCTTGGTTGTGTTCCTGTATTATCAACAGGGTTCAATGAACCAAAATCAGTTTGAACCTTTTCTTGGTATCCTTCGGGGGCAGGTCGCCCCCATGTTCTTTCATAAGCATCACCTCTCACACCTCTCACTTGTTTAATCATGAAATGATTGATTAACTCATCTTTTGATTTGGTGGTTAAATTGGTTGCAACGCCATTAACTGCTCGGTTATCTGCTTGTTGAGCATCAAACTCAGCAGTAGGATTGATTACTTTTGTTTTTGTTTCCTTGCTTGCAACTTGCCCTGTTTTGTTGTTTATATCTTCAGTAATGGTAGTTACTCTTTTGATTGGTTGGCCGGTCTTATCATCCAAACCATCTCCATTAGCATCTTGTTGTTCGCCACCTTGCTGCATTTGTTTCTCAAACAAACGTGCTTGAAGAATCAAATTATCCATTGAGACTCACCTTCACTAATTGAACGTCAAGAGGGTCTAGGCCAAAAGATTTTGCTATATTTCTCCAATCTCCTCTTGTATGATAAATAGTTATTACATCATTAGTGGATCGTTGAATACGACTTGAAAGTATTGTTATATCGGTTGGCGAGGATATATCCATTTTTCTTATATCCGTGTAATCTGCTAATACAGTTTCAGCCAATCTCATTTGAACCCCTTCAAGATAATCTTCAAACATTGATTTTTCTAATTCCTCGATGTTTAATCCATTAGTCAATGACGTGAATAATCTACTTAATGATTCGGGATTCATTACAGCAGCCCGCCTATCACGATAGCCCGTATCAGACAATGGTTCATTAGAGTTTATACCGAGTTCAAATTTTCTTCTATTAATTTGGTCAATTAATTCTGCGGGCAATCTATTGATTCTTGGCTGATTTCCAACATTTACTATCCTTTCAGCATCAGGTTTGGGGTTTATACGGGGTGCGTTAGAACTTACTTTTATTTGAGGCTGTATAACAGGCTCTTTCATTCCTGTTTCAGGAGTGGGTTCTAAAGGAATATTGGTAGGAGTTTGTTGTTGTTTCATTTGACTAATTAAGTGTGCTAATTCTTGGTGAACATTATTTTTAGTCCTACCCTTTTTTGTATTTGCCTTTCTATACAATTGTTCTAAAGTTTGTTCATCTATCCCCATGTGTTCTTCAAATGCACGTTTTACTTTTTTAGGAAGGCTGCCAAACGTACCATATGATGACTTTCCTGAGCCGTAATCCATAAAATTTGCAAAACCCGAAGATAACGAATGTAGTTCGGGATGAAGTGCATCTCTCCAATTTGGCGGGGTCGGACTTCCCTCAACACTTACTTCTTTTCCATCTACTAACATTTCACCATCGGGGCTGCCTTGCCCTGCATCTACCATTGCTTGTCTTTCTGCTTGTCTATCGTTATACTCATGCATTGAAGCATTATCTGAATGGTGAATAGGATTCATATAATGAAACATACTTTTCAAATTTCTAACTTCTTGAACGGCTTCAGCCGGATTAGCATTACCTTTTATTGTGTTAAACACTTGACTTAAAAGTCCTTTATCATTCAAATTAATTGTATTCTTATGAACATAATGAGCAGGAATAGATAAATCATCAATTTTTCCTTTGCCCTTTTTAGTTGGAAGAAATCCCAATTTTCTTGCAGCAGGGCCATACCATCTCGCATAGGCTTCTTCTGTACCCTGTTCGTATGCATTACTGCTGATTAATCTAGTTACTAATTTATTTTGTGAGTTTCTAGGTCTAAAATGTTCTGTGTTGCCTTTCGTTTGGTCGTAAATTTTGCCTGAAACGGCTTTCCTATAATCCATATTTAATTCGCCCCCTTTTGTAAACGGAAGATCTTTATCCAACGGCATTCCATTCATTCGATTTTGTTCCCTTGCTGCCTCATTAACTAACTTAGCACCTGCACCTAATGCTCTTTTGCGAATATCAATTATGATGGGATGATTTTGCAAATCGGGATTATTCAATATCATTACATCCTCTTTTGATATTTTTCCTGTCAATATCGCCATGTGTATTGCATCTTCTTCATATGGATTCAAACCTGTATCATTCAGATCGGGGTTTAATGAGTGGTGTAACTCATGGTTTGGATTCTTTAATTTTTCTTTTAATTCCTCTAAACTCAACGCCGAACCTTCAGGGTGATTCAATAAATAATTAACTAAATGGTCTAAATCTACAATACCATATGATTTAATCAAAGAATCGGGGGGGTGAACAAGAAAATTAGAATGATTGAACATCCATGCTCTACTCAACCCATTCACCTCTTACTAACAATATTGAATGCTAATGAGGTATCATCAAAGCGATAACCTGCACTATCTTCATCTCGGACTTCTGTTGGCCCTGTTGGTGCAGATGAACGCTCGCTGCTTGCTTGCCCGCCTTTCTTTGAATGTTCATCTAATACAGGAGAGGATTTTGCTAGTTTGTTTAATTTATCCAATAACTTTTGGATTTTGTTCTTTAGAGATAATATCTCGGTTCTTGACAAGGATTGTGCTTTTGCTACAAGAGGGTCAGATGTGCCTAATGGGTCGCCTATTGCCCCACGAGCAAGCCTATCTGCTCTAACCCCTGCATTCATGTTTGTACCCATTTTTGGAACTCTAGGCATTCTAGTCGAACCTTTTGTTCCACCTATGAATCCGCCTCTTGTGCTTTGTGAAGATATACCCGTTCCGCCTGTTGAACGGTGATGAGTCATGGATCTAGGTAATGCACCTTGCTCTCTCGCCATTTTAGCATTAGCCAATTTACGTTGATATGCCACCGGATCACGGAGTCTTAGAGGAATACCTTCTGCTCTTGATGCGCCACGCATTCTTAGAGGAATACTTCTCGATACGGGGTTGAATGATTGTCGTTTAGAAGAAGTGTCGAGTTGTAATTTAGCACTCGCTGCTCGTCTTTTAGTTTTTGACTTTGGTTCTCTTCCACCGGATGTGTTGTGCTTACCGCCCACTTTTTTGCCTCTTTTTCCCTTTCTTTTCTTTTCTCGTCTTTTCTTTCGTTTGGATTTTTCTTCATCCTCATCACTCTCTTCATCTTCGTCATATTTTCGACCTTTGTATTTCCTTCTTGCTTTTAACAAATCAAAAGCATCGGATATATCGTCATCGAAACTAGCCCTTATTGCACCTCTCGATGGATGGCCGAATGTAATGTTTGGGGTATCGCTTCTAACAGAACCCACGTTTGCACCTGCTGATGCGGATAAGCCGTTAGCCCCAATGTCCACACCTAACCTACTTTCAAGTAATTGATTTTCATTCTCCATCATAGGGCTTCGACCTATTTCTTGGTCTATCTTACTTGGCCTTACATCTACATGAGTAAGACCCGGAACTAATTCTTGCAACGCTCGTTCACGTCTTTTCTTCTTATCTCGTTGATCACGGCTTTCACCATCTTCAGGGGTTTGCCTTGTATGGTGAGATAAACCATCTGCATTTTCATTAGGATTAACATCTAAATCACCATAGTTACCCATTTCTCTACCATTGAAACCGCCGGTAAACTCTTGTGTTCTTGGCCGCCATAGATTACCTATATCATTAGGAGTCGAACTTACTTTGATGATTTCATCACTCATTTATACAAACTCCCTCTACTACTATGACCATGATACTTATGGTGTATTTCTGCACCTCTATGGAGATTATGTAAATATTTGAATGAAAATTGCACCTTTAATGGTAAATCAAGATACCAATTAAATAAGTGTCCTATGTTATGATATGGTTTAGCAATGTAAACAAACTCTTGTTTTAATTCTTTTATTGCTCTTAAGACATCCATAAACTCGGTTACTGAACTGTCGTTAGACATGAAATCAACTATTGCAAACCTGCAAGCCATAACAGACATTAACGCTTGTGATGCTGTTTCTTTTACACCTTCATGATCTTCGGGAGGTAATGAGCCAACCATGCCTTCTACCCATCTTTCTAATACGAAATCTAATCCATCTAATAAATCAACTAACCTTGCTTCGCTTTTTGGAAAATCACCATGCAAAAGCATAGAATATTCTGAATCCTTAAGCATCAATGAATGTATTGACCGTGGATGATGTTCATTATCATCATCGTCTTTTGGCAACCAATTCATTCTCCAAGCACCCCCGCTTCAGCCAATGCATTTCGTAGAACACGCCATTCATCGGGAGACTTCTCGGCAAAGTGCGCCTGTATCACGGTTATAACAGATACAGATTGGTTTTTATCTATTACCTCTACCTTATCCATCCACACCGCTAAATCGTTGAGTGTATCTCTTACTTCACGGTGTATCTTTACTGCTAATTCTACGTCTTTAGGATTAACTACATCTGAACCCCCTAAGAATTGTTCTTCAACACGATCAATTTGTAATTCGTAAATGCGGTCTAATCTGTTCATATTCTTTTCAATACGAACTAAAGAATCTTTTGTGCTTTCTAAAGCAGAAGGTATCATTTCCAAATCCACTTGTTTTGAAATTATAGGTTTGATGTGTTTTTCCATATGTTGTGTTATTACCGTTTCTTTTTCATTTAACTCATATGCAAAATCCTCAACAGAGGCTCGACCATCAATAATCGCTGCTTCTATTTCACTTCTTTCAGGATGCGTACATATACTGCAATCTTGATTACTATTGTTGTAATATTCACCTGAATGCCGCCTCATGTGGCGATGAACTGTGCCTGATGCCCATCCTTGATCTTTATCTAAATCTTCATTATCAACTAATCCGGTTCTTACTTGACGTTCTAAAACATCTCTTTCAGGATGTTGGCAAAAGGGGCAATTATTTCTTGTCTTACGCCCCGCCATGTCATCTTAACTCCTTACCATCATTATTGGTTCTTACGCTTGTTCTTCTTTGAAGGGTAATGGTTCAGAATGCTTTTTCATATGTATTCCGCAATATCCTAAAGTAGAATCTGTATGTTTTCTTCTCTTGCATCTATCTCCTGTGGTTATAATAGATATACACCTCATTTCATCAGATGGGTTTCGATAACATTCTACACATACTTGAGTACCGTATTTAGATTTCTTTTTCATGCCTTTGCCACACTCAACGCATTGATATTTGAGTTTCTTTATTCCATTCTCGTCATTCCACTTTTTTAATGCAGTCATCGCATCTGATAAATCAACATCACCATCACCATCAACATCAAGTTTGTCATGTATTTTTTGTATCATTGTAGGGGGTCTGCTTGGCATCCTGTATTGAGGGGTAAATCCCCCGCCCCTGAAACTTTGAGGGGCATTACCGAAAGGAAGCGTATGTGCGACCTGCGACTACAAAAGTAAGCATCAATCCCATCAGCAGAAGCATAGATTGTGTAGGAGACATACTTGGCCCTTTGTAAATAAGAATAACCATATTAAAAAGCATGAATGCAAGAATAAAAATCATAGTTGCACTTTCAACCATCATCTTATTCGGACTAAGCATTTGTATGGTAGTATCCATTGGATTCAAACCACCATGATATTGTAACTCTTCTTCGTTTCTCAATCTACTTCTCTCCATTTCCATCATCCTCTCAAAGAAGTGCAGCCGCACCTGCACCCATAGCCCCATAGCCGCCCATTTGATTTGCATGATTGCCAATCATACCACCTAATAGGCTACCCAAGAAACCGGGTTGAGGTTGCCCATTGAGCATATTAGAAATTGGGTTGTGAGCAGAAAGCAACATTTGTATTTGTTGTTGATTCATTTGAGTCTGCTGCATACAACCTGTTTGTAAACTTTGCATGGTTAATCTAATGTTTTCAGCAGACATAGATACGAGGTTAGTAGGTAAAGTGGAGACATCTAAAGTAATGTTTCCTTCAGCATCTGTTTTGAATGATATATTAGCAAAGAAATCCTTCATAGCCAATGTCATCATTTCTGAAAACAAATCCATCAAAAGACCCATACTATTAGTTTGAATAAATGCCGCAATCGGGTCATTATACTGTAAAAGCCTAGCCGTTGCTTGAACAGGGTCATTTGCCATTGCTTGCATCATTGGATTTTGTGCCATCTGTTGCATTGCCATCGGATCCATTTGTCCTGTCATTCCATTATTCATCATCATACCCCCGCCCATACCCATAGCCGGTGCGCCAAAAGTGCTTGGTGCGCCAAACTGTTGCGTAGGGGCATCGTTACTACTACTAAACCAACCCATTATTATTCCTCTCATTATCCCGCTACTGTATTAGGGGGAATAGGTGTGCCTTGTGATTGTTTTGGTGAATTATAGGTAGGCACACCTATTATCCCCTGTTGTTGCATAGAATCTTGTATTTGCAATGCTCTCAAATCAAAAGTAACAGTTACTATATCTGCAACGCCTGTTATTGGATTTGGATGTTGAGTTAAAGTAACTCCTTTTTTATATTTTACATCTTGTTGAATCATTTTGAAAAACGGCTCGTATTTTATTAAAGATTCGGTTGTTGCCCTATTCTCTGTTTTATTTCTAGTAAGCCCCGGTACTCTAAGGAATTTTGTTCCTTTTGCAACAGGGCGAGAAAATCCATCATCTGCTAATTCTTCTTCAGCCATTATCTGTTTTAATGTATGATATATATGTAAATGAGCAGGGCAAAGCGTACTATTCAACTCATCTCCGTGATCTCCTTGTGTTCTTGCATGAGGTTTACGACTTGTTCCATCTTCATTCATCCAATACAAATCTGCGAGAGATAATCCTGTATCATCATCAATTATGTGGCTGTAAGCATTATCTCCTTCTACAAATCTCCTTACATCCACACCACAACAAGCACATTCAGTTGCACCATTATATCTGTATATTTTGTATATTCCTAGATTGTATCTTGGTGGTTTTAATGCCTTTCTTAACATTTTGATATTCTTTTTTCTTGCTTTTCTTGGGTTTTTAGGATTAGTAGTAAGTTGTATTTCTACTGTTGGAACTATGGTAGTATCATTTTCTAATTCTCCTTGTGAACCCATGTT